TGGTACTTATGACGTCGAAGAAACACTGAGTTTACAGTTACTTATGGTTCCTATGTATGCTACTCAATCAATCTGAAATTGCTGAAGCCTTTGGAGTCACAACGCGAGCCATCCAAAAATGGCACAATGAGGGTATGCCTTTGGAGGGTATGGACGGCAAAGAAAACCAATATGATTTGACGAAATGCGTTGAATGGTACGTTAAGAAAAGAGTTGGCAATGACTTGCAGTATGAGAAGACCAGACTGACAAAAGCGCAGGCCAACAAAACCGAACTCGAAGGCAAATTGCTGGAGCGTGAGCTGCTTCGAGCCGACAACGTCAAAAATGTTTGGGTTTCACAGATTATCGCGTTTCGTTCTCGCGTTCTTGCCATGCCCACTAAGCTTGCACCAGATATTTTGCAAGCAACCTCTTTGACCGAAGCGAAAGGAATCATCGCTGACGCCTTGGAAGAAGCTTTAAAAGAATTCAAAGACGTCCCACTGGATGCTTACGCTTAATGAGCGGTTTACTTCAGCAAGTTCTTCAAGAATCTCTTCAATATTTTGAACCTCCTCCAAAACTGACAATCAGCGAATGGGCTGATGAATACCGCAAGTTATCCGGTGAAGCGTCAGCCGAGCAAGGCCAGTGGCGAACAGAACGAGCCGAGTTTCAGCGCGGCATCATGGACGCAATCTCTGACCCACTGATTCACACGGTGGTTCTCATGTCTTCAGCTCAGTGTGGGAAATCTGAAATCCTGCTCAACACTCTGGGCTATTTTATCCATTTCGATCCTAGTCCAATTCTATTTTTGCAGCCTACGGTGGATGCTGCTGAAGGATTCAGCAAGGAAAGAATCTTTCCAATGCTGCGAGATACGCCAGAACTCAAGCAACTGACGCTTGATGGCAAAGGCAACCAAAGAGACACGATTCTGCAAAAGCGTTTTGCTGGTGGTCAGTTGACACTGGTTGGGGCAAATTCAGCAACAGGCTTGTCTTCGAGGCCAATCCGAATTTTGCTTTGTGATGAAACAGACCGTTATCCGTATACGGCAAAGATTGATGGCGATCCGTTGCGGTTAGCCATGAAAAGAACGTCAACGTATTGGAATAGAAAAATCGTGTTAGTCTCAACTCCAACCGTCAAAGGCGTTTCGGTGATTGAGCGTTGGTTTGAGGAATCAGACCAAAGATTTTATTTTGTGAAATGTCCGCATTGCGGGCATGAGCAAACCTTGCAATGGAATTCGGTTAGATGGACAGGTGACGGTTCAGACGCAAAGCTACATTGCGAAAAATGCGAAACAAGTTGGACTGAAGGCGAGCGACTAAGAGCAGTTCGAGCAGGAAGCTGGCAAGCAAAACGCCATTGCAACGGAATTGCAGGTTTCCGGCTTAATGCGTTGTACTCACCTTGGACTAGGCTTGCAGAAATGGCGCAAGAATTCTTGCAATGCCAAAACTCAGCACAGCAGCTTCAGACCTTTGTCAATCTCAGCCTGGGCGAAACTTGGGAAGACCAAGGCGAAACGATTGACGAGCATGGTTTGTACAACAGGCGTGAAGTCTTCAAAGCACCAGCACCAGCAGAAGTCTTAGTGATTACGGCAGGCATTGACGTTCAAGATGACCGATTAGAAGTGACTTTCTTGGGAACAGGCAAGGACAATGAAGGATTTATTCTTGACCACCAGATTCTGCATTCTGACCCAGCCGCACCGCAAACTTGGATTCAACTCGACAAACTTCTGAAAGAAAGGTGGCGTTGCGCGGATGGTCACGAACTGCCAGTGCAAGCGGCTTGTATAGATTCAGGCGGACACTACACCCAAGCAGTTTATGAATTCGTCAGAAGCAGAACGACTGCGCGAATCTACGCAATCAAAGGCGTAGGTGGGGAGGGCAAGCCACCAATCGGCAGACCAAGCCGGAACAATTCCGGCAGAATCAAATTGTTTCCGGTTGGTGTGGATACGATCAAACAAGCGATTTTTGGCAGGCTCAGAATAGCAAGCGGACCAGAAGCGCTAAGATTTCCAAAACATTTAGATGAAGAATACTTTGCACAACTCACGGCTGAAAAAATTGTCACCAAGTACCACAAAGGCTTTCCAAGACGCGAATGGATAAAAATCAGACCACGCAACGAAGCTTTAGATTGTTTAGTTTATAGTTTAGCAGCACTTAGTTCGCTAAACATTCGAGACTGGAAACGACTGCAAAGAACTGTTAAAATAGCCGAAAAAGTGGAATCAGCGATTCCAGAATCACCGGAAGCACCAAGACGAAGAACTTTGAAACCTGCGCGAAGACCTAATAACTGGATTCAAAGGTTTTGATATGCGACACCGAAGGAACCGATATTTGACACCAAAGCAGTTGGCTGCTGAGTTGGACGTCAGCGAGCGAACAGCCTACCGATTCTGTGAATCCGGCTTAGTTCCGGCTTACAAAGTTGGTGGAAGTTGGAGAATCGAAAGCCAAACCAGTTATTTAGATTCATTTGCAAAATTAAATTGAGGAACATGAGAGGAAGAAAACCAAAACCAGCAGAGAATTTGCCTGACTCAACCAGAAGGCTATTAGAAATCATTGAATCATTAGGAATTTCGCGTTCTGAGTTTGCCGAGAAGGTAGGCACAACACCTTCAGGATTAAGCAGCATATTGGTTAGAGGTACAGAGGTAAATTCAAGACTAGCTAAGGCCATTGAGTTGGAGTTTGGAATTTCTCAGCAGTGGCTACTTTGGGGCAAAGAAGAAGATCAGCCTCATGCAATCACACCAAAAGCAATGTGTTGTCATTCTTGTCGTTTTTGGGATTCGGCAACATTCACAGCAAAAGACTTACCTGAAAATGTTGATGAATTTGGGTATTGCCGCAGAAATGCACCTATGCCGTTAATGTTCAAGCAAAGTGACCAAGACAAGCCACTTGAAATGAAGATTCATTGGCCTGTTACAGAAAACACTGACTTTTGTGGAGAGTGGAAATCTAAAAATTATTTCTAAATTCTGCCAATTTTGCCAATTCTGCCAATCCTGCCCACAAGCTTGAAGTTCTGCGCTATTTCTAGCGCATGGCAACCAATCAATTCGACCGCGCAAACTACCCCACAATTGAACCTGACCGCCTTGTAGCTGGCGAACGCTGGCTTTGGCGCAAGGACGATCTCGCTTCTGACTATCCTCCAGCTTCCTATCAACTAAAGTATTTCGGCAGAAGCCAAGAGTCTTCCAGCACCGAGATTGCGATCACGGCTGTTGAAGCCGATTCGACTTACTTTATCGAAGTCTCTTCTTCAGATACTCAATCCTACCCAACCGGACAGATTACTTGGCAAGCCTGGATTGTTCGGACTAGCGACGATCAGAAAATCAAGGTTTCTGAAGGCCAATGGTTCATTGACCAAGACACAGACGTTGCCCACGATCCGCGAACTCACGCTGAAATCATGTTGCAAAAGATTCAATCTCTGCTCGAAGGCCGCGCAGACAATGACGTTGAAGAATACAGCATTGGCAACCGCAGCTTGACCAAGCTTTCAATCACAGACCTCATGAAGTGGCGCGACTACTACCACCAAGAAGTCACCAAAGAGCGGCAACAGGCTCGCGTCAGAAGTGGGAAACGTCCTGGCAACATGGTGAAGGTTGAGTTCAGGAGAGCAGGATGATAGCCGAAGCGATGTGGTGGCTCACGGATAGAGTGCATAGACCAGCACCTGAGAACCCAAGCCCAAAGCAGAAGAAGCGTCGATACGATGGCGCGGCAGGTTCAAGATTCCTGGCAGATTTTGTCGGCTCAACGACCAGCTCAGACGCAGAACTTCAGTATTCGCTTAGACGTCTACGAGACAGAGCCAGAGAACTTTGCAGAAACGATGACTACGCAAGACGTTACCTGCAACTTATGAGTTCTAACGTAGTTGGCGAACACGGCTTTACACTGCAAAGCAGAGCCAGAAATCTCAACGAGCCGAATGTTGGACAGTTAGATGCTGCTGGGAACGAAATCATTGAGCGAGCGTTTCGACGTTGGGGTAAATCCTGTTCAGCAAATCAGCGTCAGTCTTGGCTAGATATTCAGCGATTGGTCATTCAGGGACTTTGTCGAGATGGCGAGATTCTGATTCGTTTTGTTCGTGGCAAACGTTGGCGTGACGGACTCGCTCTGCAAGTGCTAGAGCCGGATTACCTCGACGAAGAATATTTCACCACTGAGCCAAGAGGCAGAAGAGTGGTCATGGGTGTGGAACTCGACGAGTTTGATGCACCGCAAGCGTACTATCTCAAGCTTGGTCAAGGCCATCCGTTCGACACCTTTGGACAACGAAGAAGCGACAAAAGAACCAGAGTTCCGGCTGAAGACATCCTGCACATTTATTTGCCTGACCGAGCGCAACAAACCAGAGGCGTTACTTGGTTCGCGTCAGCCATGTCTCGAATGCGGATTCTCTCAGGCTATGAAGAAGCCGAACTGATTGCTGCTCGCACATCAGCAGCAAAAATGGGGTTTCTGGTAAGTCCTGACGGTGAAGGCTTCATTGGTGACGAAAGCGCAGACGGAAACCAAATCATGTCTGGCGAGCCTGGTTCAATTCAGCAGCTTCCGGCTGGAATGAGATTTAAAGAATGGAATCCTAGCCATCCAACCAGTGCTTACGCTGAATTTCACAAAGGCGTTCTTCGCGGAATCGCTTCCGGCTTGGGCATTTCTTACACCAGCCTTTCAAACAACCTCGAAGGCGTTTCGTATTCGTCGATTCGTCAAGGCGCACTAGAAGAACGCGATTTATACCGTCAGATTCAAAGCTTTTTGATTCAGCACTTGTGTGAGCCAATCTGTCAAGAGTGGCTGAAGATGGCAATGACTTCCGGCTCAATCCCGATTCCGATTACTCGCTACGACAAATTTTCAAACACCTTGGAATTCAGAGGCAGAGGTTTCAGTTGGGTAGACCCAGCAAAAGAGATCAGAGCAGAAGTCGAAGCCGTAAGAAACGGATTCAAAAGCCTTAATGACGTTGCCAGACAATACGGGCGTGACGTGGAAGAGGTGTTTCAGCAAATGCAGAACGACAAGGCAATGGCGGAACGCTACGGAATCACTTTAGCCTTTGAACCTTTGGGTTCGCCTCATGGTCCTGTTGAGCCAGAAGTCGAGTAATGGCAGAAAGCTACAAGCCAACCGAGAGCATGATTTCCGAGGCAAACCGTGGCCTAGAGTGGAGACGAGAATTTGGCAGAGGCGGAACTTCTGTCGGAATCGCCAGAGCAAGAGACATCAGCAACGGCAAGAGTTTACCGTTGGCAACCGTGAAGAGGATGAAATCTTTTTTCGCTCGCCATGAAGTTGACAAAAAAGCCGAAGGATTTCGACCAGGAGAAAAAGGTTATCCAAGTAACGGACGGATAGCATGGGCGCTATGGGGAGGTGACGCTGGCAAAAGCTGGAGTGAGAAAATC